ATATCAATTTCTTTTGCAATTCCTTTATCAATATACCATTGAAAAGCATCTTCTAAATAATTTTGACAAATATTAACTGTATCATCGTCTAATTTCTCTTGGAAAAGCGTCCAAACTAAAGAGCCTTGCTCAAATCCATCTTCATTTAATTCGTTACCACTCCAACCTCCACGAGAGCGAGGGTCTTCAATTGAATCTTCTCTTTTTTGGCAATAAATTGTCATCATAAAAGAAGTCTCAAGACCGCCAGTTAAAGCAAAGTCGCCATTCTCAAAAGAAATATCAAATATTCCGTCAGAATTTTTATGTAGTTTTAAATCTTTAATTGACATAAATATTTTTATTTATAATTTTATTTCTGGTCTAATAGTTAAGTTTAGGTGGGGTTGCCTTTGGTGGCTTAACTATTAGACTACTGCTCCAGTATTGCCAACGCCAACTGTTACCCCACTATGAGCGTGAGTAATAAAGGGCTTAGTTTCACTAGTTGTAGTCCCAGTTAAATTGTTTGTTCCGCTAACGCTAAGGTTTCCCGTAATTGCATCATTCCCAGTAATGTTTACCGCTCCAGTAATATTAACTCCACCTTGTGCGGTAATATCAATTTGCTTGCTATCAGCTGTTGTAATGCTTATTGAACCATCTTGTTTAAAATAAATTTGGTTTTGTTTCTTTCCATAAATAATCTTCTCTCCCTCAAGTATCTTAGGGGCATTGTCAACATCGTAAGGTATTACATAATTCATTCCATATTCATCACCAACGCATAAAACATAACAAGAATCACCGACAGAAGGGCAAACATTGTCGCCAGTTGGTAAAACTAAAACTCCATTTTCAACATCAGTTGAAGCAGGATCTTTAAATTGCACTCTTATTCTGCCAAGTTCGCCAACAAATTCTAACTTTTTTATTTCCGCTATTCTAATCATTCCAACCCTAATCCTTTTATTACTGAATTTGATTTTTTTCTTGGTTTTTTAATTTTTGGCTCAAATACAGAATTGGTATAAGATAATTTGTCAACCAAATTTAATCTAACAAAAGAACCAGACTCTTTACTTAAATTATAAGTAATGTCTTTTATCAAAAGGTTATCATCTACTTGAGCTAAGTTATCGTTTATCTGCACCAATTGATTTGCTTGCCAAGGTTCGTTTTTTTGAGGCTTGGTAAAGTTAGAAGGGCTGCTTAATGCCGTTGCTAAAGATTTAAAAGTAATTGGTCTTAAACCCTGTCTCCAGCCAACTATACTGCAAGAATAAACATACGATTTAGAATATCTAATATTACACTCCCATTCAGCTCTATCTTTACATTGAGAGTTATTTAGGTTAGCCACATAATCGACAAATTTTCTTGTCTTCCTTACTGATTCGTCATAAAAAACACCGCTATATTGAACTACATTATTTTTTAAATTATCTAATCCAGCTTTTAAATCTTTACTGTCCGGATTAGTTCCAGTTGAGCTTGAGATTATTTTGTATTCATAATATCTATTTTTTAAATCCCTTTTAACAGAGGCATCTTTTATATTATTTTGAGATGTATCTACTGTTGCAGAAGCTCCGCTCTCAAGTAATCCACCAAGTAATCCACTTTTTTTATTAAGTTCAGTCAAGTTTTGTAATTTCACAAGAGCTTGCTTGTTGCCTATTTTTCTAATAATAATGTTTCCATTGCCATCAGTGCCTAAAACTAATCTTCTTTTGTCAGCTAGTCTTTGAATTAGCTCGTAAGCACTTTCATCTTTACTAAATCCAATTCCTTCGGAATTAGAAAATGGCTCTATATCTCCATATTCGTTAATAACTGCAATTTGATTTTCTGCCAAAGCCAAGCCTTCTTCAAAAGAGGTTGGAATATTAAATTTACTTGCCAGAGATGTTAGGCTTGAAGGTATTTTTATTTTAGAAATTGAAGTTCCTATTTTTGTAGCACTTAAAACTTCATAACCAACAGCTTCTAAAACCTTTTTTAAAACATTCTCAAAGGTCGTAGGTGTTGCAAAAACTTTGTTTGATATTCTGCTATCAATCAAATCAGAAACTTTATCTCTACCAGAAAATCTTACATCACAAGAGCCAACAGAATAATCAATATCAACCTCATCAATATAGCCAGTTAAAAAAGGCTCATCATCTAAATAAAGTTTAATTCCTTGCCCTTCATAAAAAATATCGGCATCTTGAGTTGGAATATTTATGTCAATATTAAAAGTCTTCCCAAAGAAATCCAAACTTTCATTTACAGAAACAGATTTAAAGGTTTTAAAGCTAACCCCCGCTATATCTATTGTTATGTTATCTTCAAAAGCCATTATTCGGAAAGTATATTAATATTTCCGCTAACAAAAGCAGGGTCTTCAATATTGTTTAAAAGAAGTATCTCGTCAGACCTATCGCTAGTTCCATAATAATTATATGTCAAAACCGCACTTGGTACACTATTTGTTTTTATGCTAACATAAAACGGCAATGTAGTTCTTAAATTTTTAAGAAATGATGTAGTTCCAACTTTAAGATTTTGTAAGTTGTAATAAACATCTTCATCTATTTTATCTGGGTTCAAACTATCAAAAGCAGTGCTTAACCTTTTAATCATGCTGTCTATTTCTTCTTGCGAAGTGTAATCAATATTTGTTGATGCAAGGCAGGCAACAGCTAATGATGATGTTTTAAAGTAATTATCTAACTCTTGATTATTTGTGTTAAGTTGTTCATTCCTTGCAGAAGAAGCTGGGTATTGTTCGTTTTTGCTTGAATCAAAAATATTCAAAGCAATGTCAACCATTGTTTTAAAACTATCTGTAATTGCCGATATTGCTCCAAAAATATTTTGAAATCTTCGCGAAAGATTTGATGGCGTTTGCATCAGCTCTGTCAAAGAAGCTGTCAAATCCGCAATATCAGCAACAAAAGCCGCAGCTTCATCAGCAACACCATTTACAGTAGAAACAATGTCATTTACTGTTTGTGTAGCATTTTGAATGTAATCCCTTGAAATATTCCATACTTCAATTCCTTTGTCATAATACTTAGCAAAAGAATCAAAAGCAGCTTTAGCACTCGCAAAATGCTGGTCAAACCATTTAGACAAAGCACTTTTACTATCTCCCTCTTCAGGATATTTATTGACACTTGATTCGGCAAAAGTTACTTTATACCTAGCAATTCCTAGTTGGTTGATAAAATCTTCATCAACAGAAGCGGAAACAACTACAACTTTTTTCTTGCCAATAGTAGGATGGGTTAAAGTTCCTCTTCCAATTGCGTTTAGGTTATCTTCTAGATTCTTTTTAGATCGCTTATATCGTGAAGGGGTAGTTTCCTGAATTTCAATGTCAAAGTCATAAATTCCAGACTTCTTACCCATATCTTGAACATATCTTTCAGAAGAGTTTGGATATTCGTGAATAACTGTTTTTCTTCCTAACCCGCTATCAGAAACATTCCTTGCATAAAAAAGAGCATTTTTGCCATTTATGCTATAACTTGCTTTAAAAAATCCGCTTAGTATGCTCATTTCTGCCCCGCTTTTACAGTGGAAGGGCGATTAGATTTGACATCTTTTACTTGAATATTGTTGTCGGATTTAATTGTAATTTCTATTTTTTGAGGTTCATTATTCATTCCCATAAAACCACCAATTGTAGATAAGTCATTTGCAAAAATATTCTTTCCACTTTTATCTCTGAAATAATTTTTATCAAAATCTTCACCAACAAAATCAATATACTCTTTAAAAGGATTTGTATCTCCTGTTCTAGCAGCTATGGCACCAGCAGTTATTAAGGCACCACCATATTTACTAGCTCCATAAGTTGTTAATTTTGCTAAATCAAAAACAGTTTGACCATATGTATCTGCAAATTTATCTCTAAAATTTTCTACTTTTTGTTCAGGTTTTTCTTCAGGAAATAAAGCATTTTTTATAGCCATAATATCATTAGCAAAACCTGTAATCCCGCTTGTAAAAGAACCTACGCTCTTTACAAAACTTGTCAGTCCTCTTACCGCCCCAATTTGAGTATCGTAAGTAAGTAAGCCAATTTGATCTCCAAGCTCTTGAAAAGCATTTGACAGTCTCTTTTCCTCTCTGCCTAAAGTAAATGATTTTTTAATCATATCCTCGCCAAACATTTCTTTCATTACTTCAACAAACTCTCTTAAAATATCTACGGAAGGCAATTTTCCTGTTGCCATAGCTTGAGTAAAATATATACTAGCATTTTGATCAGTTATCCCTTTTACACCATGTTTTTCCGCATATCTTTTATATGCTTTGTGCAACATTGGCTTTGCACCCGGAAGGTTAGCCATTTGCAAATTAACCTCTTGAGCATTTAAGACTTGTTTTGATAACATATCTTGAAAACCAAGCATGGTTCTTTCAAAGGCGGGTGTATCTAAGTTTAATATTCCCGCATATCCACTGACATTTTCAAGCAATCCTTTTATCAAAGGAGCATCAGAAGCTCCTCCAGTTCCAAGTAATTTTAGATAAGATGGAGCAATAGCTGTAAAGTCAGCACCATATTTGTCAGCAACTCCTCTTAAATAATTAACTTCACCTTCAGATGTAGCTCCTTGCATTCCTTTTACTGTTGGAATTAAAGCAGCTAAACCAGCTCTTAAACCATCCATTTCAATAGTTACATCATGAATTTTTGAAGGCACAGATACAGCCATGTCAATTGCTCGGTAATAACCCATACCTTTAGCGACATTTGCAAGAGAAACACCATTTCCGCCACCAAAAAAACCGCCTTGTCTTTGCAATCCGCCTCCTCTTGAAGTTTGCTGTGGTTGGCTTGGTTGTGAAGGTGAATTATATATTGGGTCTTGATTTATTGTTCTACCAGTTCCAGTAACATCTATCATCGGTCTTTGACCATAAGACATTACAGCACCGCCTCTTGAATATGGGATTATTCCAGTTCCAGCAGCATTGCTTCTATAGGTTGAATCTATCGGTATAGTAAAGTTTGACTTATAACCTCTGGGATTGTAAGATCCGCCGCTGCGTCCTCCACCCATCATTATAAATGGATTGTTAAACGGGACTATGGCATTTTTAAGGCTTTTTTCATAAGCCCTGTTGGCTCTAAGTGCCGCTGCATTTATCTTAGAAGAGGAAAAGCTTTCACCAATTAAAGTAAATCCAGTTTTTGCTTTTTTTAAT